GACCAATTTACTGAAGCTAAAAGTGGAAACGTACAATTAGTAATGAATAATTTCTTTGACTGGGGTGTTGCTTCTGGAGCATCTTTTGTTAAATATACATCATTAATATAATTAGCTAATAATTTTAATAAATAAAGGGGTGGTGATTATCATCACTCCTTTTTTTTAAATCAATAATATGAGAACTTACGTTATAGAAACAGCTGAACATCATTTCCTATTACTTTGGCTGAAGCAAAGCTTCATTTAAAGGTTGATATTAATACGGATGATACTTTAATAACTGGTTTAATAGAAGCAGCAACTCAAATTAGTGAAGAATACACAAACAGATTTTTTATTTCTACAACAATAGAACAAACTTGTTCTAATTTTTTAGAAACACAAGAAGTATATAAAAGTAATGTTATAGGAGTAACATCAATAAAATATTATGATTCAACAAATACTCTTGTAACTTGGAATGTAAATAATTATGTAGTATCAGAAGAATTTCAGCCTTGTAAAATAATGTTAGCTGATGGAATTGATTATCCAGAAATAACAACAAGAGTTGATGCAATTAAAGTTCTTTATTCTGTTGGTTATGGAGGAAATGGAGCATCTGTTCCACAAGCAATTAAATCATCAATTTTACTTACAATAGGAAATTGGTATGCTAACAGAGAATCTGTAATTACTGGAAGAACTGCTACTGAAATGCCTATGTCAGCAAAATGGTTATTAGATACTTATAAAATAACTGTTGTTAGATGATATTAATTGGTGATTTAGATAGAAGGGTTAGTGTATTTAATTTAAATACTCCTACACAAAATAACTATGGAGAACAGCCAAGAGTTTACAGTTTATTTAGAGAAGTATGGGCTTATATAGAATGGAAAGGAGGAAAAGAAAGTGATGAAAATAATAAAATAACTGGAATGACAAAACTCCATGTTTATATTAGAAATTTGGATATGGGAAATTTAGATTTACAATCAAGAATAGATTATGATGGTAAACAATATTTTCCAAAAGTTATAAATCAAATAGATGGAAGAAAAGAATTTTTAGAAATAATTTGTGAAAATAAAGATTAATGAATAAATTAGAAAGAGGTGGATTAAAAGTATTTGGAGTTAAAGAGCTTGAACATATGTTTAAAGATTTGCCTAAAAAAATGAGTAATGCTAGAAAATGGAATACCCTATGGAGAGAAATTGGTAAACCATTAATTAAAGATGCAAAAGCTAGAGCAGATGAAATTAGTTTTAAAAGTCCTAGAGGAACTGGAAGATTAGGAAAAAGTATAAAATATTTTACAACAAAAAGATCAAGAAAATATTTAGGAGGTATGATTGGTCCTAGAGTAAAAGGTGCTTTTGCTAGTATAGAAAAGAGTGGGTTTTATGGTGCATGGGTTGAATATGGTGGTACAACAAATTTTGGAAATAAAGGTGTTGGAGAAAATCAGCCATTTATGAAACCAGCTTATGAATTTACTAAAGATGAAATGAATAGAAACGCAAGAATAAGCACATTAAAAACAGTTGAAAAATTAATGAAATCTTATTTGAAAAGAACACAGAAATTTGGTATTTTAGGAAGATAATGGAAATAGGTAAATCAATATATAATATTTTGTCTGGTAATACTCCAGTTAATACTTTGGTAGGAACTAGAATTTATCCAAATGTTGCTCCACAAGCATCAGCAGTTTTTCCATTTATTATTTATGATGTAACTGGTGTAGAACCAACAAATTATAAATCAGGTCCATCATCATTAGATACTAATTCTGTTATGATTTCAGCATATTGCAAAACATATAGTGAAGCATCTGATTTAGCTAATAAAATTAGAATTGCTATGGATAGAATTACTCAAGGTACTTATGGAGGTGAGCAAATTCAATCTAGTGAATTTCAAGGTTATAATGATATATTTGATGCAACAAGTTCAAATGCTGGTATATATAGAAAGGCTCTTGATTTTCAAATAAGACAAATAAATCCTACAAATTAAAAAAAAATATTATGGAAATTAAATTAAAAAAAGATTGGAGGGCATTTGGAGAGATTCAAAAAGCTGGAAAAGTTTTAAAAATTATAGATAAAAATATTCTAAAGTTTTTAAAAGAAAATGATTATATAGAAGGAAATAAAAAATCAAAAATTAAAGATGATAAAAATATCATCATAGAAAATAAATAAATAATTAAATAAAAAATTAAAAAAAATGGCTATTTTAAATGGAACAGAAATAAAATTATATGCAACAACTGGTTCTGGAGTAGGAACTGGAAATTTAGTTGCATTTGCTCAAAGTGGAACTTTAAGTATTGAACATTCACCGAGATCAATTACAAATAAGGAAAGTGCTGGTTTTGCCGAATCTCTCGAAGGATTAAGATCTTGGACAATGGAAGTAGATGGAGTTTATGCATTTACTGATGCTAATAATGCTGCTATAACAAATGGAGCTGATGATTTAATAGAAGCAAATGTTTTAAACACTAGACAGCCTTTTCAAGTTGCTTTTGGTGGAACAACAACTGTTACTGATGATGTTAGATATTGGGGGATGTGTTACATTACATCTTGGAGTGTTTCTGCGCCAACTGAAGAAAGCAGTACGATGACCATCAGTTTAACTGGAACTGGTGAGCTTTATCAAATCGTAGCATAATAATAATCTGGTGGATTAGCTTGGGCATCTTTAGTTTGATGTCCTTGCTTTGAAGCCTATAAAATCAAACTAAATGAATTATACTTTTTTAACTATTAATGAAAAAAAATATCCTTGCAAATTTGGATTTAATTCCTTACGGAAATATTCTAATTTAACAAACACATCTTTACAAGATTTGGATAAATTAGGTCAAGACATGACATTAGATGGAGCTTTAACTTTAATTTATTGTGGTATTAAAGATGGATATAGGGCAGCTAAACAAGAAATGAATTTATCTATTGATGATTTAGCAGATTTAATTGATGGTGATTTTGAATGTATTGGAAAAGCTATGGAAATTTTATCTGAACAAATGGGATCTAATACATCAAAAAAGAAGAAAGCCAAGAAAAAGCAAGTCCTCTAACTTGGTGTAAATTAGAACGGATTGCATTTGGTCAATTAGGAATGTGTGTTGAGGAGTTTTATGATATGATTCCAAGATATTTTTGGAACAAATTGGATGGTTTTTATGAACTTGAAAACATTAGAGAGAAGGGACATTGGGAAAGAGTAAGATGGTCAACAACTTTGTTATTAAATGTTCATACAGCTAAAGGTAAAACAATTAAACCAACTGATTTAATTGAATTTGATTGGGATAAATCTAATAAGAAATTAGATTATGAAAAATTAAAAGCCAAAGCTGAATATATTAAAAAAATGGAAAATGGGTAAAAGTATAGGATTTCTACAAATTGCTTTTGGTGCTGATCTTAGGGGATTAGAGAAAGGTTTAAAAAAAGCTCAAAGAAGTATCAATAAATTTGGTGCATCAATGAAAAGAACTGGTGCTAATTTAACCAGAAATATTACATTACCCATTTTAGGTTTAGGTGCAATTGCTGTAAAAACTTTTATGACATTTGAGCAATCAATGTTAAAAGTGAAAGCAGTATCAGGTGCAACAGCTCAAGAATTTACTGATTTAACAAATAGTGCTAAAGCTTTAGGGTCTTCAACAATGTTTACTGCTACTCAAGTAAGTGAATTACAATTTGAGCTTTCTAAATTAGGTTTTTCAGCAATTCAAATTGATAAAGCTCAGGCATCAATATTAGCTTTATCTCAAGCAACTACTCATGATTTAGCAGAAAGTGGTACTCTTGTCGCATCAACTTTAAATAGTTTTTCAATGGAAGCATCAGAGGCTGCTAGAGTTGCTGATGTATTTGCTTTAGCAAGTTCAAATGCTGCTATTGATATGCAAAAATTATCTATTGCTATGCCTAAAATTGGAGCAATATCAAGTGCTTTAGGTGTTGATCTAGAAACTTTAACAGCTCAAATGATGACATTGGCTGATAGTGGTTTGGAAGCTTCTAAAATAGGAATTTCTTTAAGGAAAATTTTTCTTACATTATCATCTCAAGGAATTACAATGGCTGATGCTTTTGATTCAATCAATAATGCTGCTAATTCAGCAGCAGAAGCTCAAAGATTGTTTGGTGATGTAGCTGCTGGAGCTGCTATAACATTAGCAAAAAATGCTGATAAGACTGCTAAATTTGAAGAACAATTAAATAAAGCTGAAGGAACAGCAGCAAGATTAGCTAAAATAATGGATTCTGGAACTGGTGGTGCATTAAGAAGATTACAAAGTGCATTAGAAGGAGTTGCGATTGAATTAGGTCAAATGCTAATACCATTATTTGAAAAATTAATGAATATTATTCAATCAGGAATTAAATTTTGGAAAGGTTTATCTCAAGCAACAAGAAACACAGTTGTTGCTCTTGGATTAGTAGCAGCAGCAATTGGACCAATTTTAACTGTTGTTGGTACTTTAGCAACTGCATTTGGTTTTTTACTTTCTCCAGTTGGAGCTGTAATGGCTGCAATAACATTTGGAATTGTAATGGCTATTAAACATTTTGATTCATTTAAAGTAATATTAGTTGATGTAATAAATTATTTTATTGATTTATATAATGAATCAATGGCTTTTAAAATTATAATAGAAAGTATAAAAGCAATTTTTCTTGGTGTAATTTCAACAATTAAATTTTTCTTTAAACAAACAGTTAATATATTTGAACAATTAGGAAGAAAAGCTAGAGGAATATTTGGAGGTTTAGGTCAAAT